CCCACCATTCTTCCCGTTCTTCCCTCCATTCTTCCCACCATTCTTCCCGTTCTTCCCACCGTTCTTCCCATTCTTCCCGTTCTTCCCGTTCTTCCCACCGTTCTTCCCGTTCTTCCCGTTCTTCCCACCGTTCTTCCCACCATTCTTCCCATACTTCGCTGGTGGAAACAAGTGGAGCCCAAGAGCAACATAATATAAAAAGTAAAGTGAAGGTATACCACATCATAAAATTTGGTGTGGTATACTTTTATTTAAGCAGGTTAACAAAAGATAGGAATCAAAATGTCAGTATATGATGAAAATGAAACTCCTTGGTTTACTAAGGATAGATCAGAAACAGCAGCAAATCGATACTCAGATAGACAAATAGGAAATAACATTTTAGTTGAAAATCCAGCACTTGGAATTAATATATATAGAAATGTTTTTTCAAAAGAAGATTCCGAAAGATATATAAACACACTTGAGTCAAACTTGGGCGGTAATGGAAAATATACTTGGTCAGAAGCAAAGGTTACTAACTCTGATATTCCAATTAAAAAGGCTAGAGATGCTGTAGACTTTAAGTATAAGCAAGAAAATCTTGGTCCAAGAGACGAACATAATTCTGAGTTAATTGATCTGCATGAAGAAATATATCAAAAACTAAAGTTTTGCGTTGATGACTATGCAAGATATTGGGGAATAAATGTTGTCTATTATGAAGCATTTAACTTTGTAAAATATGAAGGAGAAGGCAAGCACTTTAATATTCATGCAGACCACGGCCCAGCATATAACTGCACAGTGTCTGCGGTAATATATATTAATGAGGATTATGAAGGAGGAGAGATTAGATTCCCAAGATTTGATGGATATACTCACAGCCCAAAGATTGGAGATATAATTCTTTGTCCATCAAACTATATATATGAGCATGCATCATTACCAATGAAATCGGGGACAAAGTATTGTGTTGTCGTAATGACAGACATTAATGAATTAGGACATAAGTAATGTCTTTGGTTGCTATATTCAGATCATTTCGCCCTTGGCTAAATAAAGAAAGCGTTTCTCTTCCAGGTCCAACTCAGAGCGTAATTCCAGAATGGTATAAAAATGCAGATAGGTTTGCAAAAATGCCAAATGGAGAGTATTATAAGGCACCGAAAGGAACCTGTCCATTTCCAAAAGAGGGCACCACAGACGACTATGGAAAGATTCCTACTTGGAAAGCCTGCCCTGCAATTATGGATGCCTTTTCAACTGGGTATGTTTTTAAAACTCCTTGTGATTTAACATTTTTTAAAAATGCTCAGGGTATCATTAATGTTAAAGTTGAAGATGCAAGGTATCAGGATTTTTGTACACAAAGACCACCAATGCCACAATTTGAGCATCCAATTGGGTACTATAAGCATCACTTTGCCTGGTCTTCTGATTGGGGTCTTGAATTACCAGAAAATTATAGTGCACTATTTATGACACCTATGAACAGGTTTGATCTGCCTTTTATGAATACAACAGGAATTGTTGATTCAGATAAGGTTCATATGCTTGGAAGTTTTCCATTTTTTATTGCAGAAGGATGGGAAGGAACAATCCCTGCAGGAACTCCATACCTCCAGGTTCTTCCTTTTAAAAGGGAAAACTGGGAACACGAAATAGATATCTTAGATCAATCTAAAATCTATGATAAAATGGTTAAGAACATGGAATTTTATCGCCAACCAGATGGCGGAGTATATAAAAATAAAGTCTGGTCACGAAGAGAATATAGATAAGGAATATATCATGCAAACATGGACAGAAAAGAAAGATCTTGGCAATGGAATCTTTTGCTACAAGGGTGTTATTAAAAAAGAGTTTGATGTAATTAATAGACTTGAAAATACACTTGGATCGGTTGCTGGTTATGGAGAGTTGTCTCCAGAGGGTAAAAGATATCACTGGATGCCAGCATATGTTGGATATCAACAACTAATGCCAGACTATCGAGACTGTGCAGATTTCAAGTTTAAGAAAACAGATATAGAGCAAGACAAGAGTGAAGACTCTTTAAAGTTGCAAGACTTGTGGCAAGACGTTTATGATGCTCAATTTCAGGCAGTTGAAGACTATCGAAGAGAGCACAACATCATGCCACTAAAGTATTGGGAGGCATTTAACTTTATTAAGTATGGCCCAGGACAACACTTTAAAGAGCATCATGATCATGGATATTCTTATAACTGCACAGTATCTCTTGTTGCATATGTAAATGATGACTACGAAGGTGGAGAACTTTTCTTTAGATTACAAGATTTAAATATAAAGCCAGAGGCTGGAGATCTTTACATATTTCCATCCAACTATATGTATGCTCATCAAGCAATGCCAGTTCATTCTGGAACAAAGTATTCTATTGTAACAATGCTTGACTATAGTAAAAAATATCACACACCAGACATGTATGATCCAAAGTGGGACAATGAGTAATGTATAACATATCAGTTGAGAAGACTCCAGGTTGTATTTTTGAGATTGCTCCAATGTCTATTAAAAGAGATTGGATGGACAATACATCTGAGAACCATGCTTACAGATGCTTTCCAGTAACACAAGCAAATGTAGTTGGCTATAGTCTTTCTTGCAAAGAAGATATCGAGTTTATTTGGGATGGAGTAAATGATCAGACACAGGATCGTGTAACAATCTTTAATCCAGACAGAGCATACTCTGGCAGAGGCCAGTCGTCAGTAAGTTTAGATACAGGATTAATATTTAGAACAGATGAAAATCTTAGCATACTTACAATTAATCCAGTCAACTATTTTAGTGACGAATTTGAAACTATGTCTTCTATAATTAGCACATCTTTCTATGATAATCCTTTGCCTCTAGCAATAAAAGCAAAGGCTGCAAATAAAAGAGTTGTTATCAAATCTGGAACACCAGTTGCAACAATTATTCCAATATCTCTAACACAGTTAAATAATACAACAATTACTATTGTTGACTACAAAGATGAAGATAGAAAAAGAGTAGAAGCAAACATATCTTATGGAGAAGCAGCCCAGGTCTTAAACTCTTCTGGAGAATGGACCGACTGGTATAGAAATGCTGTTAATGAAAAGCAAGAGTCTTTAGGATCTCATGAAGTAAAAACATTAAAACTTAGTGTAAATGACGAAACAACGGGGAATAAATAATGAGCAAAATACAACACATACACCACGAGATAGTTAGGGATTACGTTCAAGGTTCTAAGGAAGGAATGGTTAATCACTATATGATAACCGTTTCAAGAGATGGAGAGTCACCAGTAAGATCTATTATATCCTTTGATAATCTTGCACAGGCTTTAGAAGGATACGAGATGTATCAAGATGCTGGGTTTGCAAAAGAATATCTTACAGTATCCCTATATGAGCCATCTGGAAAAATTAATACAAAGGTTTTAAAAAGAAATCATGCAGGAGATCCTTCTTTTGTTAGACAAAATTATATTGATACAGTAGAAGCACTACACAAGGTTAAAGATAAGTTAGATAAAAATGATTATGAAGAACTATGTATGAGTATTGTTACTTCATTTGCAAAAGACAATTGGAGATTTAGTGCAGACAGATTCTTAAAACAACTAGAGATAGAGAGGGAATTATAGGGCAAAACCCTATGATATAATTCGATTATGGACAAAATGGATGCTTCTGTTGTAGTTAGAAAGCCGTCAATGACGCCTTCTGGGTGGTTTGGCAATAGCAAAGATATGATTGTTGAGTTAGAAAACTTCATGACTCAAGAAGAAATAGAGTTTTTGGAGAAGGCTGCAAAGTCCTTGACAATCTGGGATGTAACTCAGAGCCATGTTAATGAAAACGGAACAGTAGTATATGACTCTGAATACTGGAAAGATAGAGTAGCCACTAGCCCAACTTTAGATAAAAATGATCCAACAATTGCTCCAGTAATTGCAGGTCTGTTTCAGAGACTCAAGCCAATTGTTGAAGAGTTTTATAAGGTAAAGGTTATCCCTACTGGTACAACTATCGTTAGATGGCTTCCAGGCCAGTTTCAGAACCCTCACGCAGACAAGGAATTACATGAAGGCCCAGATGCTGGACTTCCAAACGACTTTCCAAACTACGATCTTTCAAGCCTATTCTATTTAAATGAAGACTACGAGGGTGGAGAGTTATACTTCCCATTACAAGGTGTACAGTTTAAACCCAAAAAGGGAGCAGCGTATTTTTTCCCAGGGGATATGAATTATGTTCATGGAGTAACAGAGATTAAGAGTGGTATTAGATACACATGTCCGTTCTTCTGGGAAATCACAGAACACACAGGAGATAGAAAACCATGACAGCAAAATCTCTAGAGCCTATTGAACTGTATCCTAAAATATTTGTGTATAAGAATCTATTTAAAGATATAGATAAGACACTTGAAGTTCTAAAAGATGATAGTGAGGATGCGTTATTTAGCCCTTGGACTAAGTGGTCACATTTTGGAGAGTATATGAACCCACTGTTTAAAGACTACACACATACAATGAGCATCGAGGATATCAAAAAGATAGAAACAAAAACAGAAAAAGAAGAACTGCAAAAACTTACAGTGGTAGAGATTTTTGAAAATTTTCATTTAGCAACGCAAGACTATATTTCTAGAAACAATGTTGAATTTGATAAAGACAAGATCATAACTAACCGTGAAGGCGAACTGTTTAATCAATGGACAACCAACGGACCAGCAATAGCAAGATATAGAACAGACATAGAAGATCCTTTGGCAATGACTTATCATTCTGATTTTGTTAGAGAGCCAATTGTCAGTCCAGGATATAAATTTGTAGTTACTGCTTTATCATATTTTAACGATGACTATGAAGGCGGAGAGATCGACTTTGTTGTTGATGGAGAAGCCTACATGTACAAGCCAGAGGCAGGAGACTATTTAGTTTTCCCGTCTGGCCATCCAAATATTTTAACTAAAGATGGAAAGGTATACTTACACGGCGTGATGCCAGCAAAAGGCGAAAAGAAATACCTTTGCAGAATGTACTGGATGAAATATGAGATTGGTGATGAACAATGGTTTGATAAAGAGGCCGAGTTTGGAAAAGATATTTGGAGAGAAATGCAGACTGACATTATGCAAAAATTTAGGGATGCTAATCCAAACAAAATAAATACTGATAAAGAAAAGAGAATAAAATGAACCTAGAGAATAAGATTAGACTTACAAAAGACATTGTTGTTTATGAAAATTTTATTGATGAAGAAACTTGTCAAAAAATGATTCAAGCACTTGATCTACAAGCAGAAAATGGAAAGATATCTTGGATGCCTATATCATTCTATGAGTCTTATTCTTCTGTGCTTCCACAAGACAACGACCAAGAAGTCATTGATGCTGGACTTGTTCCAACAATTTTTTCAGATATTGAAAATAAAATGCCAGAAGCAATTGCCTCAGTTCATGACCTAGACCCAAAGATTATCTCTAAGATTGGATATCATACTCAGAAATGGGAGCCAGGTGCGTATGCAAGAATTCACTCTGACAATACTGACGAGCATGGAAATTCTGGAGCATTTACAAGAAGTAGGTATGCAGGATTTTTATATTTAAATGATAACTTTGAGGGAGGTCTGTTAAAGTTCCCAGATCAAAACTTAGAGATTAAGCCAAAGGTTGGAATGCTTGCCGTATTTGACGGGGGATTTAACAACATGCATGAAGTATCTCTTATTACAAGCGGTGTAAGATACACTATTGGTTCTTTTTGGGATGACAGAGAAGAGTCTGCATATCCACAAGAATTAAGAGATGCTTGGGCAGCAGAAATGAAAGAAACAAGAGCAAAGCAAGAGATTGAAAGAGCCGAGTGGCAAGAACTTCTTAAAGAAGGATGGAAGTTGGATGCCAACGGAAATAAGTACAAGGTAGAGGAACTGTAGATGGACGTTTTTCTAAAGAAAGAGTTTGACGACGCTGGTTACGATACCGAGGTTTTTCATGATGGAGTTCTTTTTATAAAAGACTTTTTAAAAGAAAAAGAATTAGATACATTATTGGAAATAATTAAAACAACTCCAAATGAAGATTGGTCTATAGAATATACAAAAAATCTTGCTAGATTCTGCATGGAAAAGTTTGGAAGAGATGATGTTGACAATCTTGTTGCTGAAGGTAAGTTTGAAATAACAGTAGGCTGGGAAGATAAAAACCTAGACATAACAAAAAAAGAAATAAGTAAAACCCTTCAGGTAAGGCTTGGAGACTTGATCTCTAAATCAGACAATACACTAGAACTTGCTGGATTTGGCACACTTCAAAGAATGCAGCCAGGGGTTGAACTTAAGTCTCATACAGACCAACACACAGACCCATCTATTAAATATGCTGCTATACTTTATATTAATGATGACTATAAGGATGGGACTTTGTTCTTTAAGAATAAAGAAAACTCAGACTTAAGGCCAAAACCAGGAACATTGCTTCTTTTCCCAGGAAATGAAGAATATGAACACGGTGTTAGGTTTGTAGGGGAAGGCCCTATTAGATATGTTACAGTTGGATTTATAAAGGTTACAGGCTTTTATGAAAAGAATAGATACTAAGGAGATATAAAATGAACAGAGAAATACTTGAAGAAAAGGTTTACTATTACACAGATGTAATCGAAGACCCAAAGAAACTTGTTGAAGCAATTGAGAATGACAACAAGGATCCGTGGGGTGAATGGATGGCATGTAGTGGACAAGAGTATGTCTATGGAACAGATAAAAATATTGCCTTAACTCCAGATGCCAATGAAAAAGATAAGTATATTTATGATACTTTACAAAAAGCATTTGATGATGTAGCAAGAGACTATGCTTTGGCTCATGGAATTTCAGAAGAACCAAAACTGTTTCCTCAGTATCCAATTAAAAAGTACAAAGCAGGAACATTTATGGGTGCTCACTTTGATCAGCAAGAAGGAGATGAAAGACTTAAAGTTTCTTTCGTAATGTACCTTAACGATGATTACGAAGGTGGAGAGATTTCTTTTACAATTAGAGACCCAAAGGGTCCTATTCAGGGACCAACTCCTAATGAAGACTTTGCAACTGCAGACCCTTCAGCGTATCACTTTGCAGTCAAACCAAAGGCTGGAAGTATTATTGTTTTTCCACCATCACCACCATATCATCACACTGCACACTTAGTCAAGAGTGGTGAAAAGATTATGGTTCCACAACACTGGATTCATTAATATTTATTTTGTTATATTAAAAAGTAATATGCAAAATGTCTAATAACCTAATTGAATTTTTTCCTTTGCCAGTAAAAAATTTTCAGTATTTATTTCCAGAGCCAGTTTCGTGCACGAAAGCCATACCTTCTTGGTATAAGGAGCAGCCATCTTCTTTTAGTAAGGAGAATGAGCCAAGAGATGCAAACTTAACAGTAAAGAAATGTATTCCATTTTTTGATTCTTTATCTATGGGGTATTTTTTAAGAATGCCAGTTGACTTATATATAAACACAAAAAATGGAAAATCAGAATGTAGTATTCCAGAAGAGTTTTTAAAAATAAAAAATAGAATTATTGGATGGCATACATCAGAGCATATATCTCACTATCCTGCTAATTTTGATATTTACTTAAAAGATCTTTTTAGAATCAACCCAATGTGGATGACAAGAACTCCTCCAGGATACAGCACTTTGTTTATGTCCCCTATGCACCAAGAACATTCTCCACTAAAGGCAATAGAGGCTGTTGTTGACACTGATAAATTTCTTACTGACGGACTAAACTCATTTTTTTTAGAAAAAAACTTTGAGGGAATTATAAAACAAGGAACTCCAATTCTTCAAGTCATACCATTCAAAAGAGAGTCTTGGGATATGGTTATTGACTTAAATCATAATTCAGAAGAAATATATACTCAAAACAAGCGTGGAGACTCGCTATATCCAAATGCATATAGAAGCATGGCTTGGGAAAAAAAGAATTTTAATTAATCATAAAGATTAAGGATAGGGTGAGAGTTTTGCTTTTTTGAAAACTCTGGTATACTTAAGACTATTCCGTTTTTGAAAGGACGATACACATGTCAGATTTTTTTAGTTTTAAACTTCCAGAGGACTTCGTAGAAAA